AGATATGAGACTCTAAAATTACCAAAAGGATCTATAGTAATTTTTCCATCCGATAAATGGCACAGAGTTAGACCTGTTACTTCTGGAGTAAGAAAATCATTAGTTACTTGGTATAGAGGTCCGTCTTTTAGGTGACCAACTAAATAATCGTACACATTATTACAATCTATGGCAACATATCCTGTTATAAACAAAGAAACTGGTGAACAGAAGGAAGTTAAGATGAGTGTCCATGCTTGGGATCAGTGGAAGACTGACAATCCTGATTGGGATAGAGACTACTCTGATCCTTCTACGATGCCTGGTTTGGGACTTGAAACTATTGGTGAGTGGAGAGATAAACTAGTTAATAAAAATCCTGGATGGGGTGAGGTATTAAAGAAAGCAGATAAATCTGGAGGTATCTCTGGAAGATTAGCTAAAAGAGGATCTTACGAATCTCAAACTCAATCTGCCTTTGATGTAGAATAACATGACATCTAAATCAAAAACTCGTAAGCCAGTTGTTCCATACGGAATGAGTAATAAGCAAATGAAAAGAAAGAAACCTATTAACACGGACTTGATGAGGACAATTACTCCTCTAACTCCAAACCAAGAAGAATTATTCAGATGCTATGAGAATAATCAGAACGTAGTTGCATATGGATGTGCAGGTACTGGTAAGACATTTATAACTCTTTATAATGCACTTAGAGATGTACTAGATCCTAAGACACCTTATGAGAAGATCTATATTGTAAGGTCATTAGTATCTACAAGAGAGATTGGTTTCCTACCAGGAGATCATGAAGATAAGTCATCACTCTATCAGATTCCTTACAAACATATGGTCAAATATATGTTTGAGATGCCAACAGAGGCAGATTTTGAAATGCTTTATGGTAATCTTAAATCTCAAGGTACAATTGATTTCTGGAGTACTTCATTTATAAGAGGAACTACTTTTGATAAAGCAATTGTTATTGTTGATGAGTATCAGAACTTGAATTTTCATGAGTTAGATAGTATAATAACAAGGATTGGTCAAGATTCTAAGATCATGTTTTGTGGTGATGCTACTCAATCTGATTTAGTTAAGACCAATGAAAAGAATGGTGTTGTTGATTTCATGAAGATCCTTCGCATCATGCCATCAGTTGATATTATTGAGTTCGGAGTCGAAGATATTGTTCGTTCTGGATTTGTCAAAGAGTATCTCTTAGCTAAATTGGAAACAACTCTATGATTTTTGAGCATTGTAATTACTTAGGTGATATTGAATTAGAAAAGAAAGAAACTCCTGGTTGTAGATTGTATCAACTTCCTGATGGTAGTTGGGTTCCTTCTATTACTTCAGTCACTTCCTTTTATAATCGTCAGATCTTTATTAACTGGCGTAAGAGAGTTGGTATTGAGGAAGCTAATCGTATTACAAAGAAAGCAACTACTCGTGGAACTGATTTCCATGAAGCAGTTGAAGTGTATATGAGGAACAATGAAATTGATTGGGAGCAGTTTAGACCTGCTACTAAGTTTATGTTTCATCATGCCAAACCTTATTTGGATAAGATAAATAACATACATGCTATAGAAAGAACCCTTTACTCTGAGTACCTTGGTCTTGCAGGTAGAGTAGATTGCATAGCAGAATATGAGGGTGAGTTAGCGGTCATAGACTTTAAAACGTCTGAGAAGATTAAACCTGAGAAGTGGTTGGAAAACTACTTTGTTCAGGAAACTTTTTATGCTGCTGCTTACTACGAACTAACTGAAATCCCTGTCAAAAAACTTATTACTATTATGGTAACTCCTGGTGGTGAAGTGAAAGTATTTGACAAACGAAACAAAGGGGATTATATTAAATTATTAGTTCGGTATATAAAAGAATTTGTATCTCACAATACTAGGAGAGAGAATGGAGAATGAACTAGAGAAGGTGTTGAAGAGTAAGTTCTTCTCCTCTGCAGGATTTGCACAAGAAATTGAAACCTTAGTGCAGGTAAATGAAAACATGAATTATATTGATGCTATTATTCACTTTTGTGAACAGAATAGTATTGATATAGAATCAGTGCCTAAACTTATTCCTAAACCTTTAAAGGAAAAGATTAAGTATGAAGCACAGGAACTTAATTTTTTAAAACGCAGTTCACGAGCTAAGTTACCACTATGACAAATCCAGATGACAATCCTTTTTGGGGGGAGCCTACTCCTACCGATCTCTGGGATGACATGGATAAATTAAATGGTCTTTATGAAGAACTTGAATGGGATCATACAGATTATCTTGAGTTTGCAATTGAAGGTAATCATATTACAATTAGGAATAGATCTAGAGAAGGTAGATGATGCCCGCTGATGCTTATCGTTGTTATTTGGCTCTAAAAAATCATTTCACTAAAGATCATTATGATTACATAAAGTATCGTGGTAAAACGAGAGCAAGTAATCAAGCTTTCTATAAGAGGAAGGATAGGTTTTGGTTTGAAAAGTTTGCACGACAGAAGAATGATAAAGAAATAGAAGAGTTTTTTGTTTCTAATTTTATATACTCTACTGATCCTTCTACCGTATGGATTGGTGAGATGATAAAGGAAGGAGAGGGAAGATACCAAGAGTGGCAGAAGAAAGTTCAGTCACTTACTTATATTTTTAAAGAAGAAACTGAGAGTGTATTTGAGAATAAAAAGATTGATGATATGTTTGATTGTAGTAAAGGACACCCACCAATTTTAAAAAGTTATCTAGGGGGTGACATATCACTTGAAAGTATGGTAATATATGATAGAATACTAGGATATGGGAAGGACTTTGATAAACGACTGAAAGATCCTGTATGGGAAACCGTCAGTCGTAAAATAAAAAAGTATTCTCCCTTCCTAAATATTGATGTATCCCGTTACAAAAAAATTCTAAAGGAGGTAATTATTCATGGCTCTTGAAAATGGTGAAGTTCTACAGAACCTCACAAATCAACTCCAAGAAGTCACACAGCAGTTAAACACTCTAGGTGAAACTCGTGTAAAACTTATTGGAGCTATAGAAGTTCTTCAGCAAATTGAAGAAACAAATAATCCTGCTCCTGTAGCAGAGGAAGCACCTGCAGAGGTTGCACCAGTTGAAGAAACTCCAGCAGAAGAAGTAACCGAATGAAATTTTTTCAATCACCAGTGGTTAGGGCGGAAATGGCAGAAATTAGTGAACTTCAAGAAGAAGTTTACTCAAATGTTTTTAAGTTTCCTTCCATGACAAAAGAAGATCAACTCTATCATGTTGAAATTCTTACTAGGTTGATTGAGAAACAAAAAATTCTGTATGCAAGGGTGAGTTTATCGGATGATCCAGAGGCGCAGAAAATGAAAGATAATATTATTGAATCTGCTTCTATGATGGGCATCCCTAATAGTGTTGATATGAGTAAAGTTTTTGAACAGATGAGTACTATGGTGCAAACCTTAAAAACTCAGATTGACAAGAACCAATTTTCCTTGTAATATTACAGGGTACACAAAAGCCAAATCTAAAAACAAATCTAATGTCTTTTAAAGATCTAAAAAAACAATCCTCTCTAGGATCTCTAACCCAGAAATTGGTTAAAGAAGTGGAGAAGATGAATAACACAAGTGGAGGTGCTGATGAGCGTCTCTGGAAGCCTGAAGTTGATAAAACAGGCAATGGTTATGCCGTAATTCGTTTCTTACCTTCCCCTGAAGGAGAAGAAATCCCTTGGGCAAAAATGTATTCACATGCATTTCAAGGACCAGGTGGATGGTATATTGAAAACTCTTTGACCACAACAGGTGGCAAGGATCCAGTTTCCGAATACAATCGTGAACTCTGGAACAGTGGTAATGAGTCTGATAAGGATGTGGTTCGTAGACAGAAGCGTAAGCTTTCTTACTATGCAAACATCTATGTCGTAAAAGATCCTACCAATCCTCAGAACGAGGGTGGAGTATTCCTCTACAAGTTTGGTAAGAAGATCTTTGATAAAGTAATGGAAGCAATGCAACCAGAGTTTGAGGATGAAACTCCAATCAATCCTTTTGACTTCTGGCAAGGTGCAAACTTCAAGTTGAAGATCGTCAAGAAAGATGGTTACTGGAACTATGATAAGTCAGAGTTCGATGCAGTATCTCCTCTACTTGAAGATGATGATGCACTAGAAGCATTATGGAAGAAGGAGTATTCTCTTTCTGCTGTGACTGCTCCTGATCAGTTCAAGTCTTATGATGATCTTGAGAAGCGTCTTAAGTATGTGTTAGGTCAAGGTAAAACTCCTGCTCGTCGTTTTGATGAAGAGGTTTCTAATGAGGACAATGCTCGTTCTTATACTCCTGACTTTAATTCTCGTAAGGCAGAAGAAACAGTTGCTGCTGCAGTAAGTTCCTCCTCTAGTGAAGAGGATGATGCACTAAGTTATTTCCAGAAATTAGCTGAGGAATAATTA